ACTGGTTCAGGTCATAAATCCCAAAGTCCTTAGGGAACTCTTCTTCTACGGTTGCTTCCGCAAGAATGTTCTTCATTACGGAAATTGTGCGTAGGTTGTTGCCTTCTTTGAAGAGAATGGACTGATTGATACCTGCGAAGTTTTTAAGAAGAGTTAGAGTTTTATCAGATAGTTTCATAATAATCAACGAAATTCAGTTAGACCGTTATCTTGACGAGTGTAGTGACCGTCAAAGTGAAGTAGGAGCATAGCATAGTGAATGACTTTCAGCAAATCACGTTTGCTACGACCATCCTTATCACCATAACGAGAACCGTATTTGAGAATGTTTGCCTGACAGAAATGTGTAGCAAGGTCTTTTGCTGCCATCAGGTCAATTGTTTGAATATCTTTATAATCATCATTATGACCGCAGTAGTGACTGTTATAAGTGCTGGTCACATAATATTCAATATCCTTGAGGATTTTGTCTTCATTATATTTCCAAAGGTGATTAGTCGGAGTTTCCATATTAGCAGGGGTTTTTGTGAGATTAAGCATTCCACTATGTTCATTCATAGTGAGGTTGTATTGAACTAAATTTCTTTCGTCTTCAGGACCAAACATAATAAGGGGGAAGAACATATTAACTTCCCCCAAATTATATCAGTTTTCTACCTGTTCGTCAAGATTGCTGGGTGCTTCAGTAGCATCCTCAACCTTGAAATCGGCATCAATCTTATCGTAAAGTTCAAGGAAAGCAGTTTTGGTTTCATCATCAAAACGATTGATACAAACCTGAATTGCCTTTGCTTTGTTACCGAAGATGCTATAGGCACGGATGATATGAACCAGACGACGGGTGCTGATGATTTCGTCAATACCACCATCGTAGAAGGTCTTACGGATTACATCACCCCAGTCAGCAAGACGTTTGCAGAACTCATCAATCTCGGTGAGACCAAGATGCTTCGCAACACCTTGAAGAATGCGAACCTCAACAGCAGAAGCAGGATAAGGTTGCTCAAAGGTCACACAGAAACGTTCAAGGAATGCCTCATTCAGAACATTCGTGCCGACGAAACGACCATCATCAGAACCTTTACCTTTGGTGTTCGCAGTCGCAATCACGTTGAAACCATCGGCAGGTTTTACGAAACGACCGATTTTCTTGAGGAACACACCCTTACCTTCCAGAATTGATTGGAGGCAGAGGATTTTGTTGGAGGCAAGGTCAATCTCGTCAAGCAGAAGAACGGCACCTCGTTCCAGAGCTTCGATTACAGGACCGTTGTGCCAAACGGTCTCACCATTCACAAGACGGAAACCACCAATCAGGTCATCCTCATCAGTTTCGATGGTGATATTCACACGGATAAGTTCTCGTTTCAGTTGGGCACACGCTTGCTCCACAGAGAACGTTTTACCGTTACCAGAAAGACCCGTGATAAATGTAGGATAGAAAAGACGGGACTGAATAATTTTCTTAATGTCGTTAAAATTACCAAACTTGACGAAGGTATCATCTTTATCGGGAATAAGGTTTTGCTCTACGGCAGGCATCGCAGCAGGTGCCTGATAGGTGCGTTCAATATTCTCTACAACCTGAGGAGTAACCTCAAGGTTCCAACGACCACGCTTGGTCTTGAAGGGTTCAAGATAACGGGTGACGGTCTGGTAGTTCAGAGAACGGGAGGCACAGAAACCACGAATATCGGCAGAAGTGAATTCGGTGCCGAACAGGTCTTGAAGGTCAGTAATCAGTTGTTCTTTGTTCATCATCGGTTTGCGGGACATAATAAAGGGGTTGGTTGTTTGTTTCAACTGAAGTTATTATAGGGCATAGAAGGGGCAGTTGAAACCCCCCTTGTGCCAGATGCGGAACTGTCCTCAGTAATAATTTGATAGTTTGGATATTTTATTTTTAACTCATATAAAAACCGAGCATTATGTGACGGAGGATTTAAATTTCTCGTTACATATATCGTTTTATTTTGGTGGTCCCATTTAAGAAGACCACCATATGTTTTATCTTTCATTAAGCAATCAACTCCATAAACTCATTCAGGATTTTCTTGTTCATTTTCTTCACTCCAAGTGACTTCACAAAAGCACTCTTGATTTGTGCTTTAGAAGCATCCTCTTTTACTTCAAACTCAGCAGTCTTGTTTAGAGCATTCGCAGAAATACCGAAGTATTTGTGATAACCAGCAGAAGTCAGAACGAAACTACGTTCTTTCTTCCAACGTTCCATCACTTTCTCATACTCAACAAAGTTACGTTGATGATAACCAGTATTATCACGAATAAAGGATGAGGCACTATGAGGTTCTAGAACACGCATTCCTACAAAATTAACTGTAGGGAACTTATCACGAAGATTGTTCAGAAGAATATGAGTAAATCCAATATAAGGATTACTATCATTCTTCATAGAATAAACGTGTCCAGTTTTACGGTCACGAAGATAGCAGTGAGGTCCAACATATTTGGTTCCCATTTGAGGTTCATTCATCCAGTAACGTTTGTAAGGACTGTAGTAATTCAGGGGTCCTGCTTCACCATCGGTTAGAACAACACACTGGACTTTCTGAAGTTTGTTCTCACTTTGGAATTTAGGGAGAATTTCGTGAAGAGTAACCATTGCCTCATTCAGAGGAGTTCCTGAAAGTTGAAGACGATGAGGAATTGTATAGGCACAATAATTGCTGCGACCAAAGTAATTCGCAAGACGATAAACACTCTTCATTTGTTGTTCCAGTTCGGAGTTACGAACCTTACTGGTAAAGAGGTTCATCATATGAAATGATTGGTCAATTGCGAATTCATTTTCCTTCTTTTGGGTATGCTCTGGAGGAGGAAGACTACGACCATTCTCATCAATTTGGACAAAATATCCAAAACTATTTGTGAAGGCATAAACCTCAAAGGGAATGGACACCTTACGGCAGAACCAAATGAGGTTATAAAGTTGCTTAATGGTGTCCTTCATCACATTAGACATAGACCCAGACCAATCAAGCACAAACACTAGACCGTGATTTTTACCATCGGCAAGAGTAGTTACTTTCTTGAACAGGTCTTCGTTGTATTTGTAGGTGTGGAGTTTAGTTGTGTCCAGAACTCCAGTCCGACTAGTATTAGCACGAGCATAAGCATCAGCAGATTTTCGGCATTCAAATTCTTTAACAAGATAATTCACCTCCTTTTGTGCGGAACGTTTGAAATCATTATAGTCATTATCAACGTATTCAAAGATGTTATTGTCTCCAGAATAATGAGACCAAACTTCTTTACACTGTTCATAAATGACTTTATTTGAAATAATCGCAGTATCCAGATTTACTTTAGGAACTTCTAGATAAACATTCTCATCAAGAGTGTTGGAAACAAGGTTCTTGATTGACTCCTCAAGAGAACTCATCGTCTTAACTTGAGGTTCTGCTTCCTTACCACCCACACTAGCAGGGACGGTATCTTCCATTTGACCTTCAGTTTGTTCCTTATCTTCCTGAGAAGAATTACCCTCATCGGTAGGTTCTTCCTCCTCACCATCAACTTCACCCTCAGTTTTCTCAGAAGAATTCTCTTCACCCTTACCTTGGGTTTGTTCGTGAGTATCAAACGCAGGAACATTCATTTGCTCCTGTTCTTTCTCCACACAATACTTGTAGAGAACCTCAGCAGCAAGCAGGGCATCACCGAAAGTTTCAGTTTCGGCAATCATATCAACAATCTCTTGCTCCCGTTCGGTAAAAGAAATTGAAAGGAAATTACCAACCTTAAAGTAAAGATTTACACGGTCGGCAAGGTTCATCTTGGTAAGGTCTTCATTCGCAACCATAAAGAAGTCATCTTCGTTGAGTTCCTTATAGGCACCGTAGAAGGTCTTTGCGAGACCCATATAACGACGTTTAATCAGTTTCTCTACACGCACATCCTCAACGACATTTACGAACTGCTGAGGCACTTTTACCTGCTCACTCCAATCCTCATCGGGAGTATAGAGTGCGTGAGAAACTTCGTGAGCAACAAGCATATCATATACAGTGCTGCTTGCCTTTTCCCACATCGGCAGAGTGAGAACACGGGTATGAACGTTAAAGCAGGCAGTTTGGACTTTCTTATGTTCTACTACAAGGTCTTCCGTAGCAAGAAGACGGGCAAGCATTCCTTTGACTTCAAAATTTACAGACATAGAAGGGGGGGTTGTGCGTTATGAATGTATTATACAAAAAAAGAGGGTCTTGTGACCCCCTGATGGACAGTTTGGAAAGTGTCCTCAACGACTTCCAAGTTCAGACATTTTCTTTCCAAACCTCATTGCTCTTTGACGATCCCACTGCCTATTTGCTTCTTCAGGTTTTCTTTGATAAGTAGCAACATCTTCTTTTTTCTTAGCACGTTCAATTTGACGATCTATTTTTCTTTGATTTGCAGGTTTCCAACCCTCACTAATAAGTTCTTCAACAATACTCTCTCTCCACTCCTCACTCATATTTACCATAATCGCTAAAGCATTCTCGTTTGTATCAGCATAACCTTCAGCAACTAGATATTCTAAAATTTCAAGTTCTTCTCTTGTTATTTTAGCAGTCTTAGTTTTTAATCTCTTTTTAGCTTGTTGATCATAAAGTCTTTCTTGTTGTGCTCTTTTTTTCTTTGCATATTCAGGAGCACCTAAAGCAGCTGCTTGTCCAGCAAGTCTTCCCGCTTGATCTGATGCAGATTTTATAGTTTCAACACTTATTTCGTCAAGTTGTTCTTGCTCGTATATTTTACGATAAGCTTCTTGGAGATTGAAAATACTCATGAGATTATTGTTTTAGAAGTATTTATAAAAAAAGAAACGCCTCTTTGGAGGCGTTTCTTGAGTGCTTGGCGACGTGCTTTTGCTTGTCGCAGTGCCTGAGGTTTAAGTTTTCGTTTTTGATCTTTTTTAGAATGGTGTTGCCAATTCGGAACTTTCATTGTCCTAAAGAATAGTATTTATACTATACAGGAGAAATTCTTCTTCTTGTCAACGGTTATGACACTTTCAAATTTGTCCTCCAGACCACCCTTATGAGAGATGACGAATATATTAGCATCACTTATGACATAACGAATAATCTTCAGAAATTCATCAGTTCCAGCACTATCCAAAGAACTATCAAACACTTCATCAAAGATAATCAAGTTGCAAGAGACGGAGTTCTTGAGTTTAGCAACTTCCCTCCAAGCAAAAAGTAGAGAAAGATTGATTCTTGATTTTTCACCCTCACTGAAAGAACTATAAGAAAAATCTTCATGAATAGGAGATTGAACACTCTCATTAAATTCCTCATCAAGAGTGAAATTAATGTAAAAGTCCATCATCTGCAGATAACGATTGATCTGCTGATTAATCAAAGGAAGATACTTTTTAATAATCTTTGACTTCACTCCACTATCTTTAAGAAGTGAATATGCAAAGTCATGATAATTTACCAATTCCTTTTTAGTAGATAATTCCTCAAATGTTTGATTTAAGGTATCCTCATATTGCTTTAATTTCTCATGCTCAGTATTTCGGTTTTTAAGTTGCTCGGTAATAGTTTGAATTTCCGATTCCAAATCTCTGATTTGTCTTTGATGACCAGATACTCTTGTATTGTTCTGAGAAATTTCATGGTTTAGGTTAACTATCTCTTTTGAAATTCGTAGAAAATGACTTTCTCTAATTTCTTCATCACGAATTGCTTGTTCAAGTTCTTCATAACCACTTCGGAGTTCCTTTGCTTTGGATTCCGCTTCACTAATCTTATTTAACCTAAATGATTCATCAATTTCTTGAGTGCATGTTGGGCAAACCGTATTATTCTTAAAGAATTTATGTTCTTCGGTAATAGTTGATACTTTTTGAGATATTTTACCCTTAAGATTACCAAGTTTCTTAAGTTTTTCTTTTGAACCAGAAACTTCATTTAAGTCTTTGGTAAGAGAAAAAATTTCTTCTTCAACCTCACTATTTTTAAGAATATAGGCATCACATTCTTTAATTAATTGTGTGATAGTTTTTTCTTTTTTCTCAATGTTCTCTCTTCCTTGATTTTCAAGTTCTTCAATAAAATCCTTTTGCATTTGGACTTTATCTTTAAGAGATTCTTTTTTAAGAATTAAAGTTTTTATTTCCTCTTTTAGAACACGAATCTTATCTTTAATGATATTATTCATTGAAGAAAAGATTTTAATGTCTAGTAGATCTTCAATCACCTCTCTGCGATGTGCAGGAGAAAGTTGCATAAAAGGAACAAAGTTACTACTGCCAATAATAACAATCTGAGTAAATGACTTATAGTTCATTTTAAGAACAGATTGTTCAAACCACTTTTGCTGATCAACAGCAGAAGAACTCTGGTCAATCAAAGAATTATTTCTATAGATTTCAAAAATATTGGGTTTAATTCCTCTGCGAACTTTATAAGGAATAGTTCCAACTTTAAACTCAACTTCAACTAAACAATCCTTTTCATTAATTGAATTTACTAATTGAGGTTTATTAATGCCGCGAAATGACTTTCCAAACAGAGCAAAAGTTAGAGCATCAAGAAATGTGCTTTTGCCATAACCATTTTTACCAAGTATTAAAGTAGTTTTAGATTTTTGAAAATCAATTTCAGTAAATTGATTTCCATATGAAAGAAAATTGCGAAAACGGATTTTATTAAATATTATCATTTACAAAAATCAAATAAAATTAGTATATTCTCGGTAGGGTGGAATTACAATATCTTCTGATGAAAAAATTCTATAGTCATATCCATGAAGTTCACATGCTTTTATGGCAACTTTTGGATCAACTTCCATTATAGTCATTTTAGGATAATCATCTTCTTCTAATAGTATAGCAAATCTTTCTGCATCATCTTCTTCTTCAAAAATATAAAGAATGTAATTTCCTAATTCATCTACAGCAGCATAAGCACCTTCATCCTCCTTTCCATCAACTGCAATTAAATACATTATACTAACTCTAATGCTTCTTTATACACTTCTTCAAGTATATTAGTTATAGTGGATTTGTCCAACTCACATTCACTTTCATTAACATATCTCTGCAAGATAGAAAATGTATCTTCAGATTCAAATGCTTCAAACTGTTCAGACTCTTGGATTTGGAAATTTTCAACTATTTTAAGTTCTGCAATATTTGCGGTATAGAGTTTATCAATAAACTTTTCAAAATCTTTTTGATTAGATTTCTTGCGAACAATTACGCGAACAATTTTATTTTCATATTCACGAATATCAAAAGTTTGAAATGGAGTATCCTCATAATAAATGTTATAAAACATTCTATAAGGATTATCTACTGGAAAATGCTCTAATGTTTCTGTATCAAAAATAGTAAATCCCCGAGTATCATTTACATCATTCCAATAAATTTCATAAGGATTCCCAAGATAATATACAGTCCCATTATCGGAACGAGTATGATAATGCCCAGAAAATACTTTTTTAAAGTTACTAAAAATATTTGCATCCATACCACTGTCCATAATATGTCCACGATAAGGAGAAAATCCATTCAATTCTAAATGACCCATAGAAACACTACATTTGGTTTTTTGAATCATTCTTAATGATTTTTCACTATTTTCAGAATTAATCCAAGGAAGTAACAAAATACTTAAATTTCCAACTTTAATTTCTGTAGGTTCTGAATAGGTTTTTATATTTTTATATTCAGAAAGAAGAAGTTCTGGAGAATTTACTTTATTAGAATTTTTAAAATAACAATCATGATTACCTGTAATTAGGTGGACAACATATTGCGAAAGAGGTTCTAACACAACTCTACGAGTCCAATCAAGTCCAGCAAAATCAATACTCTTACGACTATCAAAGGCATCTCCCATATGAATAACTGTTGTAATCCCATACTGTTCCAGCGTTGGGAAGAACACATTCTTATAGAAGAGTTCAAAATAATCTTGGAATAGTTTCGAAGACTTTCTGGCGCACCAATGAGTATCAGTCAAAATTCCAACAAGCATTTCAATACCTCATTCTGATATGAACTGATTCTTTAATGCTATTATAATCTGAATAATTTCCCCCGTCAACCCCAGAGTCATCAGCAAATACTTCATCAAATCCTGTTTTCTCAAGAATCTTATTTTTAATTTCTAATTGTCTTTTCTCTTTTCCTATTCTACGAATAAAAGCATAATGAATAATTTGAGTAAAATAAGCAAAGGGATTTTGTGATTTTTCTGGATTGAAATTGTGAAGATATTGAATACAATTTCCAGTAAGTAATCCATTCCCTAAAACAAATGAATTAGTTTCAGATTCTTCTAAACAATAAACCTCATCCTCTCCATATTCTTTAATATATCTTACTTTTGGTTCATAATCTTCCGGTTTAGCCAGTGTAATTACGTTTAAATCTTTACCATTTTCATAAGAACCATCAAATTCAGTTCTTTGTATTACTCTATGACTAATTGGATGATAACCAGCATATGGACAATAATCAATTAACCACTTTGCAGCATGTGAATTACTAGTGCTAATTTGAATTCTTTTAGTGGAAGTTGTCTTATAACCATCAGCTAACCACCACCCGTAAATAAAACCAGCAATATATTCAGGATCTGTAGTAAATGGTAAATCTTTTACATATGGAAATTTTCCAATATAAAAACAAGGATCTCCATTAGCATGTGGTGGGTAAGTTGGTTCATAACCAAATTCACTTAAAAGATCTACTATTTCATCTTTAACTAGATCTTGCTTACATACTCTAATTCTAGCATATTTTATACCTTGAGAAACAACCAATGGATCCCCATAAACTACAGATTTATGTCCAGATCCATCCCCATAAAGAAGTCCATGTAATACTGAAATCTTATCATATTTCTTCTCTATCGGGGCATTTTGAAGACAATCTCCAATTCTTAAATCAGTTATAACTTGTTCTTCATAATCTAAACATCCTTTCTTATTTCTTCTGGATGATACAAACCATCTATGATTTTCAGTTGCAATTACTTTTTGGAAGACATCTTTTTCGGGCACATTAAAAGAGGAAAAACCATATTCATATAAAAATTGTTTTCCATAAGATTTAACCAATGCTTTTCTCCATTGTCCATCTTTACATCTTACCGTTACTTCTTTTCCTACTATTTTTTCAATTTCAATGGGTCCATATTCAATTGTAGGAATAGTAGTGTGTCTATGAAAACAATTCTCAATACCATCAGAAATCATATCATCTTTAAACATATAATTTACAAAATTAGGTTTAAATGATAAATGAGTAGCAATTTTAAGAATACATTCTCCTATGTAATTTGGAATAGGAGGTTTAGGAAGACCATTTGATTCGGCATCTTCAATATCTTTTTTATATTCTATAAGTGCTGCTAAAAATTCTTTATTATTTACATAATGAATTGACCTTTTTCTTTTTGTCATTACTGCTGTTGAAATCATAATCTCTACCAATTAAATATGTAGACATTATAACATTTCAGCAAATAATAAACAAGTATTGACATACCTATCGTAATATGAGTATAATAGGTTTGTTCCGTTTGAAGATAAGTTAGATCTCTATAAGTCTTTATAGATTTTTTCTAGTAGTTTTTTAGCATCATTTACATTTGAGATATATCCCATTTTTCTAGATATATTTTGAGTGTTATTTTTAATGCTGTTAATCTTTTTTATGTATGATTGATACATCATAATCATTTCAATATCAGTATTTTCAGTTATTGTAATTACATCTTCCATTTTAATTAAAAACATATCTTCAGTGGTAGTTTTCATCCAAGGTTCTACTTTATATCCCACTTCTCCATTACGGTTTTTATAGTTTTCAATTATAATAGGGTTAGTAACTAACAATATTATAGAGTTATGTTCTTCACAGGGAAGAACCTTCGCAAATATCTCCTCACTTGTTTTTAATTTTATTGATGCATAAAAATCTTCTTCCATATTATTTTAGAGTAATAGGTATAATTTCATAATTAAAGTCTTCTTCGTTGTATATTTTTATTCTTTCTATAAAGTGATTTAACGTATAATTTTTTTTTGAATTATATGTAGTATCATCTGCAATATCATAAAGAGTTGCTTTGTCTTTGTTGGATCCTTTTCTTAAAACTCTTCCTATTGATTGTAAATTACGAATTTTGGATTTACTTGGTGAAGCAAATATTACATTATGTAAATTTTTAATAGAAATACCTGTACTAAAAACACCATATGAAGCAACAATAATTGCATTATTTTCTCTTTCAGTAATTTCTCTTACTTGCTCCCTTTCTTGAACGTCTACTCCTCCATGAACAAAAAATACTTTACGTTTATCCTCAACATCAATATTTATTAATTCATACAAAGGTAATCCATGTGTTTCAACTCTTGAAAAAAGTATTAATGTATTTCCTTTTAAATCAAGTGCTAAATTTTTAATGAATTTATTTCTCTTATCATTAGTAATAATGAACTGTATTTCATCTTCGTACTTATTAAATCTTTGAGGATTATGCTTTAAGACTAAACAATGAATATCCAATTTTGATGCCCTTCCTTTTTCTATAAGTTCTTTGGTTCCAACTGCTTTATAAGGGGGACCAAACAATCCAGAAATAACCCATTCATGAGTTTGAGAATCTTTACTTCCATTTGAAAGAGTTCCTGTAAACCCAAATCTATACTTTGCATTATGAGATTTTTTCATAATGTCAATTAATGATTTTGATTTACACCCATGACATTCATCCACAACTACACAGTCATAATCTTCAAAGAAAGATCTTTCTAATTTATAAATACTTTGCCAGGTAGAAAGAGTTACTAATTTATCAGTTTTCTTTTCTTGTCCAGAATAAATCATATGGCAATATTGATCTGTATCCCATCCATATTCAGACCAATCTTTTATCATTTGATGAATAAGTGAAGTAGTTGGAAATACTACTAAACAATTTAATCCCTTACTTACATAGTATCTAATTACGGCATAAATCATAAAAGATTTACCGGACGAAGTTGCAGATACTACAGTTTTTCTATTATATCTTAAACATTCATATACCGTATTAATCTGGTAATCATAAGGAGAAAATTTTCCAATATAATTCATATATCCCTTTACTCCTTCTAGAGATATTTCTTCATTTATTTCAAAAGGCAATCCATAATACTTATTATCAACAAATTCATAAGTATATCCGTAATTTTTTATTTTTGCTATTACTCTATCTAAAAGACCTGCATACACTTCACCTGTAGCAGTACTTAAAAGTCTTATTTCTCCATTCCACCCTTTACCTCTATATTGAGGCATAAACTTAGCAGATTCAACAGAAAAGGTAAAGTGAGGAGCAAGTTCATGTAAAATATGAGGTTCACATTCTAACTTAATGTAAACCTCATTCTTTTTTGATATAATAATGTCACTCATAAAATAATTAGTTTCTA